TGCTAACCTCACTGGTGCTGACCTCACTGGTGCTGACCTCACTCGTGCTAACCTCACTGGTGCTAACCTCACTCGTGCTAACCTCACTCGTGCTAACCTCACTGGTGCTGACCTCACTCGTGCTGACCTCACTGCTTGTAAATTCTATATGGGTTCAAATAATAAAAACTTTGAAGCACTATGTAAAGCAATTAAGACAATCAAGTGGAATAGTAATACAGGAAGTGATTTTATTAACTAATTAAAGAATAAAAGTATGGGAAAACCAAGAATAAAGTTTATGTTTTTAGTATTTAAATGGTGTGTATTTGGTGATATTAATGAAAATATTGGATACCACAGACACTTTAATTTATTTGAATACAGAAAAGCTAAAAGTGAATTAACTAGAATTTTAAAAGAAACAAAACAATCCCCCACCTCTTAGTCAGAGTAAATGGGTAGTAAGAAATATTAAATAATTATGAACTACAAAAAAGGAAATTACGTTAAAATAAAGAGAGATGGAAGAATAGGTAAAATAGCTGAAGTCTACGAAGATGGAAACTATAGTATTGAAGTAGATGGGGTATTGGTAAAGGATTATGTAAAGTCATTATTAGTAAGACAAGATTATGACGCACAATACGACACTTGGCGAGATTCAGACCTAGAACCAGCACCTAAGACTTGGGAGACGTTAGAAGTGGGGGATATATTGGCAAATATAGGTGGAAATAAAATTAAAGTATTATCTGTTTCAGATTCTCTTATTACTAGAAGTGCTGTTGATGATTTTGATATAGCATATAGTAGTTTTTACACTAAGCAGGAACTAATAAATGGTGGCTGGACTGTCTACCAACAACCCACCCCAGAACCTATCCTAGAATTAACCCTTGATGAAATAGCAAAGAAGTATGGTCGAGATGTAAAAGATATTAAGATAAAGAAATAAAATATGAATAATGAAACAAAAATGTTTTTAGTAAAAAGTTCAGTAAGTAATTTTATTGGTGATTATAATAACCCTATTTGTTTTTGTTTATCAATGGAAGAAGCTGAGTTTTTAGTAAATGAATTAGAAGAAATAGAATCAAAGAAAAGACAAGATATTGACACTTATTATCGTTACGGATTAAAAACTTTCTTAATAGAAGAAATCCCTTTAAAAGTAGTAGACAAAACAAAAAAAGAATTTATAAAATTCCAAGAAAAAAGCAAGAAAGAGAAACAAGAAAAACTCGATAAGGAATTAAAAGAAAGAACAGATTGTTCAGTAAAGGATTTTACAAGAATTAGAGAAATACAAGAAGAATTAGCAAAGTTAAAATGTTAGTACATTAACAAGTATGATGTACAAAGCAGGGGATAGGTCATAGGTTCAAATCCTATTGCGTGGCTAGCGTAGTCTCGTATAGCTCAGTCTGGTAGAGCAATCCCTGCTTTGTACATCATACCCATAGTCATCAGAAAGTTGCTTGTGAGTGTTATCTAATAATGATAACTATTAAGTAAAATAACGATTCTTGATACCAAGGGCTATCGGGTATCTAATAAGCCTAACTTACCTCAGTTATCAACTAACAACTCTAAAGAGGAATAGGATATGAGAGAATATATTAAACAATTATTTTAACCCTTTATTAGTAATTAGGATAGAAGAAAACAATGAAGAAGAAAACAAAAAAAGTTAATATGAAAAATGTTTGTTGGAGAATTGGAAGATTTGGCGGTGGCAATTTAGATATTTTAAGAAAAGCAAAAGAGAATTAAGAGATGTTGCAAGAATAGAAATAAATCATTATCAAGAGTGCATAAATGAATTAAAGAATTAACCCTATGAAAACACCTAAACAAAAGAAGGTTCCAACTTGTAAGAAATCCTTACAAGTTGATTGTGATTGTAAAGAAATTAGCTGTGCAGAAAACTGCACTAGAAACCATACGCATAAAGAATTTTTCTGTGAGAAATGCTACCCAGAGATATATAATTGTAAACCAAACAAGACGAGATTGACAAGTAATAAACAACCAACTGCTAAAAGTAAATCAATTAGCAATAAAAACCCAATAATAAGACATATTTTAAAAGTTCCGGAGGGTTATAAATTCTACTTAACAAGAGAGTATGGTTATGTAATTGTTAATGAGTTTATTCCTAAACATAAAAAATTAGATAAAGTTTGCCCTACTTGCCACGCAGATATTAGCTTTAAATGGAGAAAATAATATATGAACTTAAAAGAAAAATTAATAATTTTAATTGGGTCTGGTTTGTTTATAATTGGACTTATGTTTAATTTAGAATTCCCATTATTTATTTGTGGGTGGATTGCAGGATATGTTGCTTGTTGTATAATAGTATTATTAATTGAATAAATATAAATTTATGACACAACACAGATATTTGTTTTAATTGTTAAAAAATAATATGAAACCTAATTTTTTTAAAGTTATATATGAATCTATAAAATACGGCTGGACAGATCACGAATGGGGATGTAGTGCTAATTGGAAATGGTATATTAAAAAGTGTTTTGGTAGTAAATTTTATAGTTTTGGTTTAGAAAAATCCTATCTTAAAAGACATAATATTCACAGAATGATGGGTTGGGTTAATAGTACCGAACCAGAGAGCCTATGGTGTTTAGATTGCGATTTAAGATATCAAAAAAATGAAATTTATCCTAATATCTCTTATACTAAAATGACAAATTATCAAGTTAAACAAATTATTGATACACCAATAGATAAGAGACAAGGTAGTGGTGTTAAATATACTAAATTCAAATGATAAAAATTCGAGACTATACAAATAAATTAATGTCTTTTCCTATGTTAAAACGTAGAGAGATAGATAAAATAGTTAAGGAGATTTATAAGAAAGGTAAGATAGACGGATCTAAATCATTTAAGCAAAAAGCTCCTGCAAGATAGAAAGTTCTGTTCTTGAGGAGCTTTTTGTAAAACAATAAGATAACTTGTATCGCCGTATCAAAGAAATTGTAATGATATTTGTCCAAAAATATGTTGTTTTCTTATCTCTCGAACGTACGGGTAATCTTGTTTATATTATAATACCTAGTATTTTAAAATACAAGGGTATACAATTAAAGTAAATCAAAATTCTTTTTTATGAAAACAAAACCCTGTCATCCTCACCCTTTTGACAAAGACAACTATCTTACTAAACATCATATCATCCCCAGACGTAATGGTGGACAAAGTGTCCCACAAAACATACTACGCTTATGGTTTAAAAGACATATGGCGTGGCATCAGATATTTGGGCTATTCACAATCAATGCGATTATACAGAACTGGCACTTATTCCGTTTCTACCACCAACGACCACAATGGCGTGAAGTATTCGGTAATAAGACACCAGATGAATGTTTAGCTTTGTTAAAAAGAGTACATAAGATGAAAAAAATGTTAAAGTGGAGGTATTGGTAATCCCCACAAAAGAACCCTGACTATTTCTATAGTTGGGGTTCGTTCGTCTATTTTAGATACAAAAAATCCCCATAGTGATGAGATGGGGATTTTTACCCGAGAAGGGTAATTATAAAAGAGGTCGGGGCTTCTATGATTATTTATATTATAGCATATTAACTTACCGTAGTGCTATCTGGAACTGATGGTATTGTAACTGTAACATCATAATTGCTAAACCATTTCTCTAAAAAAGTAGCAACAAAACCCATAACTACTGTCATAATAGCTTGATAAGAACCAAAATTATAACTATCTATTCTTGAAAAGATATATGTTACTAATGTTGCAAAAGCTATTAATCCTGTGTGAATTAATACTCTTTTAAAACCACTCCACTCAATTTGTAAAAAACCGATTGTTTTATTTTGCATATTATTGATTTAATAAATTATTTGTTAATATTCCAACTATACCATCTTCGACAAGATTGTGTAATAGTTGAAATGTTATAACTGCTTGTTTTGTTTGATTGCCAAATATTCCATCTGCTGGAATACCTAGTTTTGTTTGTAATTGCTTTACGTCATAACCTTTAGAACCATATTGAAGTACTTTTGTGAATATATATTTATTAATTGTAGTATTTACAGCTGTTCCTATTTGTACACATCGTGGTGCATAATCTGATCCGAAGTAACCAATACCAGCACGACCCCACGCACTACTCCATTCATTTATAAAATAAATATAGTTTTCATCATACGCAAAAGCTGTTACAAAATGCCCTGAAGTTATCGGTACATTTGTTCGTAATGGCAATATATCTTTTTCAGCCCAAGAGTTACCCGAACCGTCTGCTTTTGTCCACCATTCAGCACCTACTTTTAATAACATTACTACTCCCTTATGGTCATATATTGCTTGCTTAATTTGCTCAAAAGTTGGGTTAAATTCAAAAGCATAAGTATCTATTTTATGTGAAGATGCATCTGTATCCATTTCTGGTGTTAAAGTTGATGGGTCAGCATAACTTGCATTGTTTACTGGATTGTTAGGTAATAGATTAAAATTACAAATACCGATTTTCTGTAAAACTTTCATAATAGTACTCATATTTGAACCTTCATTTGGAGACAAGCCATCTGATTGTCTTATCTTTTTCCAAAGATACTCTGGTGAACCTCTAAAGTCTTCAAGTACTTGTTTTAAAGATTGTCCAGCGTGAGCACCACAAGAAGGTGTTTGTTTTTGCATTTCAATAGTACCTGCAAAATCTACCATATAAGTATCTGGTCTTGTTGTTGGAGCAAAAGAACCAATAAGGGCTTCTTGTCCTGTTGGTATTTCTTCTATAGCTCCGTTAAAATTTATTTCTTCCATATGTTTATTTTTTTATAGCCGTCCAGGCTGTTGCTATTGCTAATACGACACCCATTATGTAAGCGGTTACTTTGCCAAAACCTTTTATATTTGTTATAACTTCCAACTTTTCATCTGCTTTGTTTTTCCATTCTTTATCGTGTTCTATATGATCAGAAACAATAGCAGTTAAATTCCTTATCTTTCCATTGACATGTTTTTCAACAGCTACACCGATAGAATTATCTACCCTGTGTATAATATCATCAACCAAACCTGAAGTTTCCTGTTTACCTGATTGTACAGCTTGAAAAATAAAGTCTTTAAATTCTTGTTTCTCTTGCTCTGACATAATTTAGTTAGATGCTACTGTTGTATCTGTTAAAGGAGTTATATCTGGTGTAGTAGTATCAACTACTGGTGTTGGGTCTACCGGCAATGCTGGTCTAACTTTATCAATTTTAGCCTGAGCGTCATTAATTATAACCTGGTTATTGTTTATAATATTAGTGTCTGAAGCATTATCTTCTAGTCTTTGAGCTATATAACCTTGACGCTTATTAGTATCATTTGTTGCATCATCTATGATAGCTTGTTGAGAATTTATAAAATCAACAGCTGAAATAGGTGTTGTAATAACAACATCATTTTCCCCTTTTATTTCTATATTATCAATATTTATATTATCCATATATTTTATATTTCCATTACAACATATTGTGGTGAAGTACCAGCAATAGTTATTGGTCCAGTAAATACAGTACCTGTGGATTGACCCCATGTTCCACCAGTACCATCACTTGCTCCTGTTCCTGCTTTTAAAGCTTGATGAAAAACAGTAGTTGAAGCTGTACCTCCTAAGTTAACATACAAAACATTGGTACCTACATTTTGAATATTCCAAGCTGATCTGGCTGGGTTATTATTCAAAGCGGTTGTACTTGAAGCTATTGAGGGGGTATTTATATTACTTCTACCTCCTATAATTGATCGTGTATCTGCCATAATTAAATATATTTAAGTTTATTAATATATAAATACAATAACACGATTAGTGATATTTAAAAGGGGGATAATTACCAGTAAGATATTTTTTTTCTATCTGGATATTTTTCTTTGACTAATTCCTCGTAACTTTTTTCTTTATTGTCTTTAGGTATTATTTTGATTATTATTTTTTCTGATACATTCTGTGGATTAAAAACACAAGGAGAGAGAGGTATAATAAAATACTTTCTTGCGTGTTCTCGGATACTTGTTCGGTCTATGTTATATAATTCAGCAAGAGCATTAAAGCTCCAACCATTTTGTCTTAATAATAGTATTTCGTAAAGCTCTTTAGGGTGTTTGACTAAATAACTTCTATTACGCATAATATTATTATAAACACTTGCCTATAATAAAGCAAGTGGTATAATTTAGATATGATTCAACTATCAACTTTTGGATTAATTGTATTTTTAATTATTTCCCAGTACTTCTAGAAACTCCTGTCGCTTTTAATAAATAAGGTAATGCCCCTCGCGTTACTTGTTTTGTGGTTGGAGTAGCTAATTGACTTATTAAACCTGCTGTTTTTAAACCAACAGCTGGATTTTCTAATGCTTTAGAAACAATATAACCAGGAACACCAGCGGAAGTAATAGCAACTAAATCTCTTAAATTGATCAATTTTGATCTTCCTTCTTTTGATACAGCTCTTTGTAATCCATTTTTTAATTGGTATTCTTTTGATAAATCATTGTAAATAGGTTCTGATTCTTTAGCTACACTTTTAATTGCGTCACTCATAGAACGATAAACACTAGAACCTAATTGTTTACCTGTTTTAACTTCGGGAGTATCTAATTCAGAAAATTTAAAAGTATTTCCTCCTATCTCTGAATTTAATTTTTGTAAATCTGCCAAAGATAATCCTTCTGGGGTTGCTAATTTATAAACAAGATTACCTTTTAATCCTGATAGTTTTTTAATTTCAGAAAAGAATTTATCTGGTTGTATATCTGTATCTGGATTTTTTTGTAAAAATCTTTGATATATATCTTTCCCAGACACAGTTATACCTTCATAATCTGGTTTATTTAAAATGGAACCGAGTTGACCACCTAAACTTTTTATGGAAGCATTACTATCTTCTAACATTTTAGACGGAGAAGCTAACCCTTTTTGTATGGCGTATGCAGCTGTTTCATCATTTATTTTTGGAATATAACTTTTGATTAATCTACTAGGTAATGATTGACCGGCTTTTTCTAATACTGAACCAACAGTATTAATTCCTCCACCAACTACTGAACCGACAAGACCCTGTTTAGCAATATCTCCAACATCTGTTGAACCACCAGCTATTGCTCCTGTAGCCCCCAATAAGCCTCCAAGTTTAGCTCCTTGTACTACTTTACCTAATACTCCTGTTTTTGTTGCAAAACCCTTTGTAGCTCCTAATAAACTCTGTCCTGCTTCACTAGTTGCTCCTGCTTCTGGTAATCCAGCTCCAATAGTTAAAGCTCCCTGTGCGACATCACCAGCTGTTTGAAGTGGTGTAGGGGCAGATAAATCATAAGCCGCTGTTGAACCTTTAGGAGCTAACCCTAAAGCTTCCTCACCTGCTGTAAGACCGTATCCACCTAAAGTACCGATAGCTTTACCAACTTGTTGTCCTGGAAATATTGAACCGACAATATCACTTGCTTTTTGTAAAAAATCTCTATTGTCTTGTTTAGGTTGTTGAGCGGTACTTTGTTGTGTACTTTGACTTGTTGGATTGTTTTTATATTGTTGATATAAATCAGTTACAGATTTGACGTACTGAGGGACGTTATATTTTATTTGTTGACCGTTTATAGTAGTTGTTCCTACTTTAGACTGCCAATTTTTATCAGTTCCACTATTCCATATAGCAGCAATTTGAGCAGCATTTTTACCACTTTTTATAAGTTTTCTTATAGTACCTTGAGCCACAACTGATTGATTTTCTGGTGTCATTGGTGCATTTTCATCACCTAAAACATCTTTCGCTTGTGCTTTCCAGGTTGCTGATTGCCACTGTCCTGCTCCTTTTGAGGTACCCGCATCACCAGTAGAATTGTAATCTGTATTACTTTCGTGTTGAAAAATAGCCTTAGTAAGATTCTTAGCTTGTTCTGCTATTGCTGAGTCATCATAATTTGACGTTTGGTTATTAGAGATTTGGGTTGATTGATCCATAAGGTGTTGTTATTGTACTACCTTCAGTCTGACTGCCTGAAGTACTATTTGATGTTCCAGGATTGCCATAAATATTAACTTTAGCTCCACCCAATTTTTCAAGAGTTTGTTTTGCTGCTGCAATATCATTTGGAGTTGGTTCATCAGGAAGAAGTGCATTTGATTGTCCTACATAATCAGTAGGAGTTCCACCTTGTGTACTTGCAAGAAGTTTCTGTATAGCACTGCGAGCTTCTGCAACAGCACCAGTATAAGCACGAGTTGCATCAGAATTAACACCAAATGTTTTAGAAAACCAGTTAGCTCCCGCATTTACTGCTGGTATATTTGTGCTTTGTAAAAAACCTAAATTACCTAATGTTGTTTCAAGATTAGAAACCGCTTTTGTAGCATAATCATAAGCTGGTTTGATTGAACCTTGTTGAGCAGATAAGGTACTAGATTGAGAAGCACTATATCCTGATGGTAATGCTTTTTGCAAAGCATCTATTCCTCCTTGACCATATCCAGATAAAGCCTGTGTTGCTTGGTCATAAGTCATTTGTCCAGATGTAAGCTTTTGAATAACATTACTAACAGCATCATTTAATGAACCACCAGTAGTCCCTCCGCTAAACGAACCAGTAACTGGATTAAATGCTTGTTGACTATAAGAAGCAAGTTGAGGTGCTGCTGCATTACCAGCACTCTGCAATGCATTTTGTGCTTGAGATTGTCCAGTAAGAGCTTGAGAAGTACCTTGCAAAGCCTGTGAAGCACCTTGAGCGACTGCTTGCTGTTGACCAGCTGCTGTTTGAGCCACAATTTGATTGAGACCTTGAGCACGAGGAGATATAATCCCTGTGTTGTATTCTCCTTCTGTTTGTGCAGCTTGTTTGCCGATATCAGATATTTGCTGTCCTGCTTTAGCTGCAATGTCTTGTGCTTGTTGACCAACAGCTTGACTTCCAGCAGCTGTATTAGCTGCTCCTGTAATTAATTGACCATACAATCCAGCATTAGGAGTATAACCTGTTGGTGCTGTTTGAGCTGTTGTCGTTGATGGTGTTGAAACAGTAGACGTGTTTGTTGAAGCAGCTGGTGTACTATATTTTGCTATAGCTGCTTGAGTTTTTGGACCCATAAGACCGTCTTCTGTAAGACCTGCTCCTTTAGCGTTAAGGGCTTTTTGAGTTTGTAAAGTTGACAAACTAAAACCATTTGGTAAACCAGAATTACTACCTGAAGTACCATTTGTAGTGCTTTTTGTAGAAGAAACTGGTGTTGTTTTTTTTACTTGATTAGATGGCAATAAGTTTGTACTTGCTGGCGTAACTGGTGATTTTGCTTGAACACCCACACTTGCTGGTGGTTGAGTATAGTTACCATATAATGCTGATTGTTGTAGTGGATTCATATATTAATTTTGGCTTACTGACCTTTGAAATAGGTTCATATTATTAATTTGTTGACTTGTATCTGTTAGAATCACATTAGTTGATTTAGAACCGTATTCCTCATCTAAAGCTGCATATCCTTCCGCATATTTATCCGCATACAGTTTCGCTCTGGTAGCATCAGGGAATCTCGTTGTATAGTATATTTCTGCCATTCTGAATAATGGCAAGTCTTGATAATCTTCTGGCAATAAAGGCTCTTCACCGATCGTAAAGTTAGCTCCTGCAACTGTCGCTCCTGTATAGTTGTTTTTTAAAGTCAATACCGTTGCACTTGTTATCGTGTCTATTTGATACCACTGATTATCTCCGCAAGAAGCGTTAGTTGTTGAAAAAGGTATTCGTAACCATTGACCTGCCATTGAATTAGTGAATGTACTTCCTGAAGCAGTAACTGTAGCAGTATTAGTTGTTATTGACACAGTAGTTGCGTTTGTTGTTTGAGTAACGTCAGCTTGAGACAAATCAACAATACGGGTTTTATAGTTCATAGTTATGACATTACCGTTTGATGCTGGTGTTGGGAAAATGCCTACTTTATTGTTGTAAACAAAAAAGAAAGAAGGGAAGTCTTGGTAGAAAGTAACCGTATTTAAATTATCCCAATATTCACGAGAAGGACACTCTTTAACAGACCAAAGAACACCGCCGATAGTGACCGTAACGTTTATAAGTTTTTTAACTTGTGGAGGGAGATTGTAAAAAGTCTGTTGAGCAACAGTGCCTCCTGGAACAATATAACTGCGTTCATTAAAATAATAACGGCTTGTTAAGTATCGTAATGATTGATTAATTTCTTCCATTGCCCAAGTAACATTATCAGAATCTGTATTGTTTATGTATCTTGGTATATCTAACAAATATCCGCTATAAGTTCTCATATTTATATAATATATATTAAATTAACGATTTTTAAAGGGGGATAACTAATAACTTAAAGTAACCATAACAACTACGTGATTTACACTAGTTGGAGTACCTGTCAATACTAAACCTAGACGATCACCAATAGCTAGATTAAAATTAGTATTAGCTATTGTTTTTAATGTACCTTTTTGTACCGTATTTATTGTGGCTTTTAGATTGAAACCAGTAGCAAGTAATGACGTACCCCCGCCAGTAGCTGCTGTTCCAGTTAGTTTTTCAACATTTAAAGTTACAGCCCCTGAATCCGTTCCTAATCCTGAATGTACTTCAGTCGCTGCTTTAAAAACACATTTATAAGGTGCAATAAAGAATACACCATAATTACCAGAAGTAGCAGCTAGTGTTCCAGGTACAATTAAATGCAAAACTTCGCTTCTGTTCGTTATATTTAGGAAAGATACATTCGGTGTATCTAATCCATTGTGTACGTGATAAGGTGTTTGGGTTAAAGCAAATTGGTTTATCCCAGAATTTTCATTATAATTGTCTTGCGATATTCCAGTTACCTTATCATCAAAACTTTGATTCGTCATAAATTATTTTTTTATTTTTCTTAAACGTAATTCTTTTAATCTCACAAAACTAGGGGAAGAAGATGTAGAAGTTAATATAATCTGAAATTGTATCATCATTATATTTGAGAAAGGTATTTCAAAAGTATTTCCTAAACTACCAATAACACTATCAGTTCCACTTTTTGTGTCAGTAAATGCATTCCAACTATCAGTTAAAGATGTACGCCATTTTAGTTGTACGCTTTCCCCTGAAACCAATTTAGCACTGTATTTTGTATTAACAGAAGTAAAATTCCCTTTATCTAAATAATCACCGACTGGTATCATATCTGTTTCTATTACAGTCTGTCCTGAAGTATAAGGCGTTTGACTTGAACCATCTATGCCATAAGTAGCACCTGAAACTGAATCAGATGTCCAAGCACTATAATATTGTGACCCTAAAGCGTTCTGATTGTATTGATGTATCAAAACATTAGCTACTCCGTTATATGTACCATAAGATGATTGATTCTCAAGTTTTAAAGCTAATCCAGTGTCTTGTCCTATAAACAAATTTTGAGTTGGTGTAAATGACCATATACCACCACAAGTACCTGAGTGTACGGCATTTTCGTCATTTATAGAGAACCATACTTTACCCCCTGAATACATCACTCCACCCCAAGTAAAATACGGAGTAATTTGTCCAGTAATATAATCTGGTACAGTAACCACAAGAGAAGAAGTATTTCCGTTTGTGATATAAATATTTCCACGAGAACCTGCAAAAACATAAGCCATATTGTTAACAGTAATCATATTTGTTACATTTTGTTCTGGCAAAAATAAGAAGCCATTAGGTGTTGTTGAAAAACCATCCCAGAAATAAACAGTATTGGACTTACAGCCTATTAAAATATTACTTCCTATCTCTGTCAAACATTGAGCTATATCTTGTTGTTGAGGAATTGTCAAAGCTTGAGGTGAGAAAATATAAGTTGAGGTGTTTGTCGGATCAAAAGTTGTAAAATACTGTGTCCCACTTCCCCCACTTAAACTTATTGCTGACCCTGTTGGAGTTGCCGCTACTTGGAATTGTATGTTCCCGCTGTTCACCGTAACTGAACCAACTTTAACATAATACGTTGCTCCAGCGGTTACTCCTGTTGGCACATTACTTGTTCCTGCATTAGAAAAGAAATCAATCGGCATACCGCCGTAAGGTTTTACACCATTTATCAAAGTAGAAACTGTTAATGTTGTTGTAGAAAACACGTAACTTGCAGATGACCATAAGTTTGGAGTACCAGCTGTTGCAAACAATGAACCAACGAATGAACCATCTACCCAATACAAAGCCCCTGCTTTACTAGTATAAGCAAAGTGTGGGTTATTTATTCCTGTTGGAGTATTTAATGATTGTATTCCCCCCGTTTTAACCCACCCTGTACCTGTTGGTGTTGAGCCATAAGTAATAGTTAAAGCGGTTATATTAATCCCTAATTCAGCGGTAAATTTACACAATATGGTATCCTGGATAAATAAGAATAACCAACCATTGTACACCGCCAAACCTGTCGCTTTCGCTGTTGTAGTTAAGGAAGCGGAAGACCTCGCTGTTGCTGTATCTATTTGTGCCCAAGTCATACCAGCTGTCGCAACAGCTGTATCATTTACCCAAACGTGCCCTTCTGAATCTAAAATATAATATCTATTCTGTAAATTGCCAGATGAATCATTGTAAAATTCTGTTGCTGATTGTACGGGAGTAGCCATTATTCCTCCCACTGCACTTGCATTTGCTAAGAAAGTAAGATTTGCAGTATGTGCCACCCCACTATTTAAAGTAATAGCTGTACCATTGTAGGTATAAGCTAAGCCTAATTTTTTTGTTCCAGATTGATAAGAATAAGCTATCCAATAAGTACCATTAGGCACTTGTGGCATTGTCGAGCTTGAGATAGTAACCCACGAACCTGCAAGTATGTAGCTGTTATCACTTGAAGTATACAGAATATCCTGACTAGGAGTTACCTGTTCTGTAAGAGTAGCAGTTACAGTGTAGTTTTGTGTCAATTGCTTTCTGGAATAATTACACATTATTACATCTGTTTCAGTAGAGACGTTAGCACATTTTATGCTGCCTAAACCAGAATGAGGAGAAGGTTGTATTCCTTTTTCCCATCCGTCAATTACTATATCGTTGTTTTCGTATCTATATGCCATATATTATTTTACATGAATACTAAGAATCTACCTTTTGCCGTGGCCGCTGCGACCATTGTCCACGTGCTTGATGTTGTGAATGTGTGAATCGTGAAGGAGCCTGATGTTGTTATTGTACCACCAGTTGAAGATGTTGACACGCCGTCGCTTCCGTCTGTGTGATATGCAATTATAACTATTCCTGAGCCACCGACTCCGCCGACTCCAGTATTGTCGCTTCCTCCGCCTCCACCACCAGTATTGGCTGTTCCTGCGGTTCCTGATACGTTAAATGCACCTCCAGTACCTCCTCCACCGTTTCCGCCTGGGGCGCTATTGTTTACAGTTGCCGCACCTCCTCCACCTGCGTAAAATGTAGCAGAACCTGAAATTGAGTTTGAAAGTCCGACGCCTCCGTTTCCACCTCCGTTGCCTGATCCGTTTGTTCCGACTGCCCCCGCGCCTCCGCCACCTCCTCCTGAGTTTGCGCTGGTATCTCCCGTACCTCCGGCATTTCCTTCGGTCGCCGTTCCACCTGTTCCGCTTTGGGCAGCACCTCCGCCGCCCGATCCGCCATTCGCACCGTTTTTTACGCCAGTTCCTGAGAGTCCGCCTCCCGTACCTCCTCCGTGTGCAGTTTGAGTATTAAAGACTGAGTTATTTCCGTTTAGAGTTCTTCCACCTCCTGCACCAACAGTCACCGTGTATGCTTGAGGAGTCACAGTAAAAGAAGTATTGCTGATGTATCCACCCGCACCACCACCACCGCCCATGTTTGGGTTATTTCCTTCTCCTCCTGATCCGCCTCCGGCGACTACTAATAAATTGATGGTTGCCATATATTAATTCTCCTTTGTTTCCCAAAGGAAGGTTTTCTTATTTAACACTGCATCTGGATTTGGCTTCGGATATATAAAAGCGTCCATTTCCCTGTCGTATATCATGCCGGGTCCACCATAGTTGCCACGGAGTGGAGTTCCGCCTTTTTCGTGTTTTCCGCCATAGGTATTGTATGAGGTTTGTATCCAATTCTTTGGGTCGCCAACAGCGCCAGAATCTATAAAATCCTGTTCTGCGACGATCGTTCGAAGCACAATATTGTTTTTGTCTATTTCTGCGAAGTGTGCCATATATTTATGCTGACGCTATGCATCTCCATTTTGAAGTTGCCGCGTTATATTGGAATCCTACCGTTAGTGGTAAGGTCGTCGACCCGTTTGTGAGTACTGGTGCTGTTACTGTTGAATTTTCTGTATTTACCCAAGCTAAAGTTTGAGCTACTGCACTAAAGTCTACTATCGATACAACTCTCATTTCTTTATCTACTGCACCAGCAGTTGGAATTGTTACTGTAAGAGTTGCTGCAGAATTATTTGTTACTACATTTGTTTTATATGCAAGATTAATTGTTGCCGCATTACCTGAAGCTGTAATTGCGTTTGTTATTCCAAAATAATCAATTAAAGAAAATGCCCAGTTTGCTGCAGTTGTAGGAGTTGCAGTTAAAGCTGTGAATACTGCTGATTGTCCTGCCCCTAGTACAATAATGGTATTTGCTCCTGAAGATTGAACTGTAACACTTCCTGTTGATTGATTCGTAATTGAGTATTGTTGCCCTGCTACTATTGATGTTGTTGGAAGTAAAACTGTTTGAGTTGAAGTACCTGTAAAATATTGTTGATAGTTACTTGCTACAGTAAGTGTAGTAGTTCCTGCGACAGTTGCTGTTGAAGTCCAACCTACTGCTAAGTTTGGAATTGATACAATATTTGCAGTATTTATTGTCATTGCATCAGTTGTTCCTCCATTTATTACGAAATGAATCGCATTTGATGTAGTTGTACCAACTACTAGATCTCCTGTTGTTGCAGTTAGATATACATTATTAACACCATTTAACGCACCACTTCCTGAAAAACCCGAAGAGTTCATTCCAAAATTACCGTAGTATGTTGTTGATGTACTATTATTATTAGACACAACGAAATCGGCTGAAGCTGCTGCACCCGAGTTGGTGTTTTGGATAATAAACTGATCATAAGTGTTTACATTCGCCTGTCCTGAAATAAGAATATTCGTATCAGAATATCCAAGAGTACCGATAGTAACACTTGTTGGTGTTATTGCTCCTAAAGTCATTGTTAAGTTAGGAGTAGTACCGCCAGAAGAAGAACCACTAACACCGTTAGCTGTTGTTACACCAATAGCCGTAACATAAGTACCAGAAGCTTGTTTGTTGTTTAATTGAGTTTGGATAGCAGAGGTAACTCCTTTTACATAAGATAATTCTGTAAGTGATGGATATGTTGCTACTGCTAATTCTCCGACAACACCACCGTTATCGTATAAAAGCTGTCCAGTTGTCCCACCTGTGATAGTTGTAGTACCTAGAACAATAGAACTGCTACCTGTTGAATTAACCAACATTCTGTGAGTTGTTGGGTCTACATATATTGTTGTTGGTGTAATACCATCAGTTGATGATGTACCACCTATAACTGCTATTCTGTTATTATCTCTAGGGAACGAAATATTTGTCATAAATTATGTTGATTTTATTAATAAATTACCTGATGAATCACAATAGATAGGGATAGGAGTAATGCCATCAGCACTAGACACTCCCCAAACTGTTGATATACGGTTAGCATCTTTTTGAGCATTTACAGAAGGGTAACTTGTACCAGTGATAGAATCTATCGCCATAATAGCGTTATTTACTGGATTAACATATACCAAAGCTGGGGTTACCCCATCAGTGTTTAATGTCGCTATCATAACTGGTTTACGGTTATTGTCTCTTGGAGCAGAAATTGCCATATACTTATGGTATACAAAAAATCCCCCTATTTAAAGGGGGATAATTTATTTAATTCTGTTTCCAAAACACCTCTCATATCAGCCAGTTTTATTTTTTCAACTCTTATGGCTTCTATATCTCTTGCTATTTTATCTAGTTTGGCTTGAATATTAATTTCTATAATATCAGTAAGTTTTTTACGTTCTTTTAATTTTTCTTCTTCTTTCTTTTGATATTCGCTGAAGTCAATCATCTTAAGAGTTAATTGTTCTGCATTTAAAGCAGTATTTTCTGCTTGCTGGTCTATACCCTTTTTGCGATTGTTTAACTTCTTTTCGGATTCTAAAACATCAGATTCACGAGAAGATAAACTATCTAATTTATCTTCCAATTGTTCCTGTAATTCATCTATTTTATGATTTTTTATTTCCCATTCTTCTTTGATAAGTTTAGCATCATTGAGTAAAAGATCTGCTTGGTCTTTGTACATTTGTATAGGTATAAGAGCTTGCCTTTTTCTATCTTCAAGTATTTTAACTTCCTCTTTCATTTCTAAAAGTCTTTCACTGTGTTCTTTTTCTTCTTCCTCCCATTTTATACGATTCTTTATTAAAGTATTATTAAAATCTAATTCAACTTTTGCTAATCTAATATTTGCATCATTTAAAGCTCGAGTTACTTCTTGAGTTCTAAAAATTGTTTTATTTAATTCTTCATTTCTCAAATCCTTAACTTGACTAGGTTTGAGTAAGGACATTCCCATATATTATTTGACTTTTATTTTCTTAACTTTGATTTCTTCTTTTTCTTTATCTTCTTTTCTTGCATTATTCAAGTCTGAAAACTCAGCTATACTACCAGGAGCCACAGACAAAGGAGTACCTCCTGTTGGTTCTGCTTGTAAATCACTCATAATTTCTTCACGAATCTTTGCTCTCATAATTTGCATTTCTGGACTTTCTTCGTTTACTTCTAATTGACGACAAATTTTATCTTCCCATACTTTACGAGCAGCGGGAACACCAAGAGAAGAACCCATAGGTGAACGGTAATAAGGTTGATTTTTAGCCAATTCATCTAGTTTTGCATTACCTATCATAATACTGTCAACTAATTCTTTAGTTAACTTAACAGCCAAGTGATGGGATAACTCAATAGTATCACCAGGTTTTATTTTAATAGGGCTACCGTTCCAATGTGAAACAAATTCTTCTTCCGTAATGTTTGTAAATGCAAATCTTAATGATGGATCAAACAAACCTTCTGGATTCAAAATATTATCTTTTGACATTTTTTTAAAAATTAGTTTAAGAGAGCTAATATGTCTCTTAGTTAAACATATTATACCATATAGAAAAAAGACCGCAAGTTAATGCGGTCTACTTTTCTGTGGATAACTAAGCGATAACTAGATATACGTTTCCGTATTGACCAGTTATGTTTGTGTTAGCTGCCCAAGCTACGATAGGTGTTCCTGCGATCGCTGGTGCAAGAGAACCAATAGTACCTCCTTGAAGAACTCCAAGAGCTGTACCAACTGTACCTGTACCTGTTTGTAGACAAGAAGCCATACCGAATACTTGCATCCAACCATAAGCAGATGCTGCAACTGCGTAGATAGGTACGCCAGCTACTGAAGCTGTCATAGTTGCAGGAGTAACGATACAACCGTTGTAAGGGTTTTGCTGGAATACAACTTTTGAAGCTGTTGTAAGAGCAACTTGTATGTTATCTTCTAATGTGATAACACAGTTAGCTGCTGCTGAAACAGCAGAGTTTGACTTTACTTTGTAAAGGTAACCCTGACCTGGTGTAACTGCTACTGACATAAATGCACCAGCAAGAGCATTAGCTGCAATTGTAAGTGAACCTGTCAATGTAACTGTGTTTGTACCTATGGCTGCGGCTGCTACTGCCAAACCTCCTGATGGGTTATAGTTTGTAGTATCCTGAGCTGGTCCTTGATAGACTTGTCCAGGTACTGCGGCTACTGCACCGTTTAAGAAATAACGGAAATATCTTCCATCACCTGTAGTTGCTTGTGCACCAATATCAGTACCTTGAGTAGTTGATGATGTAAACAAGTCTGCGGGTGTAACTAAAAGATTTGCTTTTAATGTTGACATAATTTGTTTTAATTAAAATTAATAATAATAAATGCTATGAAGTTGCGAATGGAGTTGCGATTGTACCACTTGCTAAGTTTGTACCATCTACTAACCATTGAGTACTGTTTACAGCATAAAAATAAAAAATACTTCCTAGCAATGCACCTGTAGTTGTACCATTCATTGTGATTGAACGAATACTTGTACCGTCTGTAATACTGAATAATGAAGTAAGGTCTGTTTTTATGTTTGTAAGAGAACCCATCAAATACTGTGAAGCTGTGTTTGTTACAATCTTATCAGAGTTTGAAGTTACTGAAACTGTTACCATAAAAGTATAGTAAGTTCCTGCTGATGGAGAAGGCAAGGTATAAGTTATACCTGCTGCTCTATCAAATAGTAACAATGAACCTGATTGAGCTGTTGTAAGTGATACAGTTGCACCTTGTCCTGAAATTACTGATGAAGCACCAGTAATAGTACTTGTAGTACTAATAGGCTTATTAGAGTAGTATCCTCCTGCATAAGCTATTTCATTGATTGTGTTTTCTGCTAATATTGACATAGAAGTTTAAAGATTAACTGATAATGAGAACTTAAATACCAGTTACACCTGTCAATTTACCATGACGACGAGGGTTATCTGTAACTAGGTTACCTGCAAGGATTATGAATGAATTGAAAGCAAATTGTGTGTTTACCTTAATAAATCCTGTCCAGTAGAAACCTAAGTTAGATATTTCGTTGTAAGAGTTACCAGCAAATAATTTACCAGCGACATCAACCTTTTTAGCACCTTCAAATTGTTCTAGGTCTGTATCCAAACCATAGAAATCAATAAAGTTTTCATTTAAGAAGACCATTGCACCTGAAGTTGCTTTACGATCTGGTACTATTTCCATACCTGCGAACATAAGACCTGAAAAACCTTCATAACCTTTATAGTTAGGAACGATATTTACTTCCTTAAAGATTTTCTCTTGAGGTTGTAATAATTGTTCGTATAAAGCCCATGTTGGATAATCTGTATAAGCACGAGTTGGAGCTACTGTTGCATCTGCAATTGCGTTGTATAGTGTACGCATTGTTGCAAGAGACAAAGTTGTAGCAGCTGTAACTGTACTTTGAAGTGTTGTATAAGTTGAACGAGAAAGACCACCAATAGTTGCAACAGAGTTACCATTGTCAACGATTGCTGTAAGACCCAAAAAGTCTTTACTGTTGTTGCCTGTACCATCTGACCATAGTTGTGTTCCAACTGCATCAGATAAGTCTTGAGCACGAGATTGCATTTCTACTCTTGTAAGGTCAAGAACCTTAGCAGCAGTATTGTTTGAAATCAAATCTGTACCAGCAAGTGCTACGTTAGCAGCAGAAAACTTAGGGTTATATTTCAAAAGAACACGAGTATCTGTGAATGATGTTGGTAGGGCATCAAATCCTAAGAAAGATTGGATAGCTGTACCAATTTGGTACTTGATTGGGAAGTCAATTGTTGCAGCACCGAAACGCTTTGTTTTAGAAAGCATTTTTGTTGCGAAAGTATTCGCACGCAAAACAGTGTCTACTACTCTTGGCATTATTTCTTCAAGTGTGATTGTGTCTACGACATTGTTAAAAGCCATATATATTTTATAATTTTAATGTTAATAATTACTTATAATCGTCTCTTATAAGCGTTCCAATCTAAAGGATTAAAAGATTTATTCTTTTCCTCTATATTGGTATCTCCTTGTGTATTCTCATTACTCAAAGAAGCAATAGAATCTCTGGTTTTGGCTCTTACTCCTGTTGTTACTTGCTGTTTCATCTGATAGATGTCCCAAGCTTTCTCAAAAGGTAATAATGCTCCCATATAATTGCCGTTTTCGTCCTTTGGAGTATAATCGTCAACTATATCTAAGATTGCTGATTCTTCTTTTTCTGTAATTTGTCTACCAACGAAGTCGCTTAAGTTTTCAAGATTGTCATCTATACTTTCAAGATTACTGTTTAGGTTCTCTTGTTCTTGATAGCGTTCATTTCTAATCGCTTCAATTGCTTCTAGACGAGCTTCATCTTTTAATTGCTGTTCACGTCTTTGTTGTATCTTGTAGGCTTTTTCTGAAGCTTCTGAATCTCCATAAAGTTCAACCCAGTAATCTGGCAAACTCTGTGAATCATCTTTAGTTTCAAATCTACCTAATTCAAGTTTCTCAATTCTAGCTTTCAATTCTTCAGCTTCCGCCTGGTATTGTTTAGCTTCGTCATGATATTTCTTGAATCTTGAGTAAGGTACTTTAGTTTCTTCAACTGAAGATTCTTTTTCCTTATTCTCTACCTCAACAGTTTCTTCCTCGGATTCGCTACCGACTGGTGCTGAATCTGATGTGCGGTCATTCATTAATTCTTCTAATGATTGTGAACCTGCACCGAAGGCTGGCTTGTTAAGATCTATTTTTGTTGTGTCTAACATATTGTTACGGGGTTTATCTTACGAAAGGTTATCCCTAGACCTGTAATTTTAATAATTATGCAACAACTTCTTCTGAAACTGGTGCACTTTCTTCTATTACTTCTGATGTTACTTCTTCAGCAACAACTACATTTTCTTCGTTTTCCATAATGTTTTTAAATTAACTAATAATTATTTCATCTTCTTTGCAATTTCTTTTTTCTTATCTTCAACTGAACCTGCTACTTTTTGAAATTTTACTTTTAGTTTAATAGCTTTAACGGGAGCAATCTTTTCACCTTGAGCCATTGTATCTTTTACCATTTTTCCTATTTTTTTATCCATATATTATTTATTTAGTTTACCTGGGTCTATACCAAGCTTATTAAATTCTTTTATATCGACCTCATTATTGTCTGGAAAACCTTTAGCTTTCCAAGCACAATATATTCTGTCACCACGATAATGAGTTACGATACCAATCTTTCCTTTATAACTCTTTCTAACTTTCTTTATACCTTCAATGAATCTGTCTTTAAATTCATTAAAACTTTCTCCGCCGTCTATCTGTTTGTCTGGTTCATTTTCAACCATATCAGCTAATATCTTGTGAACCTTATCAGCGTCGTGTCCTGAATGTATACCAACGTGCCAGGGTCTGAAATCTTTTGAAACTTTAATAAGTGGAACACCTGAATATTTAGAAATGATAGCTGCGGTTTCTTGAGTGCGATCAAGGTCTGAAGCAATGAGCCCTGTTAAACCTTCTTTCTTTACTAACTTAGCTGCATCTTTTGCCTCTTGTTTTCCTTTTTCATCAAGCGGTACATCTATCCAACCTCTTATCTTATTTGCATTATTTAATTTGGTTGAACCATGTCTTATGATGACTATTTCAGTATTAGGCATTTTCTTTGCTATGTTTTTCTTTTTATCCATTAAATTATTCATTACATCTTTTTAGCCATTGCTTTCTTTTTATCGAGAGCTTTACCTTTAGAAGTTTCTTTATTACCTTTCATATAACCTAATTTATTCATAGTGCCATAAACTGCACCAGGATTATTAGGATACTCTTTCTTTAGTTTTTTCTCTAATTGTACTGGCATATATTAAGCTCTATTATGTTCATCTTTCCCTAGATACATTTTCTCTCCCATATTCTTTTCACCTACTGGCTTATTAAGAGAAGCTTTACCTTTTTGTTTTGGAAAAGACTTACCGTTAATCATTTTCATTGCAATATCTTTCTTTTTCATATTATTGATTATATTTACCTGATATTGAACCAGCCTTGTTTGACTGATTATATTTTCCGACTACTGAACCTTTAACGTTTGATTGTGGATATTTCTCTCCACCACCTTGTGTTGTTCCTTTACCAGTCATAGGGTAGCCTTCGCCACCTTTCTTGCCAGTATTTTTACCAATCATTTTAAATTTAGGAGATGCATTTTTCCCACCTGCACCTACTTGTTTGTACATTTTATCTGCCATTGAAAGTTTTTTAGATTCTATTTTATTCATACTATTTATATTAAATTATTTTTTATTAAATAAAAGGGGGATAATTAAGCATTAGGTAACTTTACTGCTCCACCTAGTTGTTGTTCCTCTGCTCCGACCGCTTGAGTTGACTGAGGAGCTGGGGCTTGAGGTGGTGTTTCTTGTCCTGCTGGTGGTTGATTTATTGCTGGTCCACCTGTCCCTTGAGATTGTCCTAACCCACCTTGTCCTGCTACTGCAAATGTTGGTAGATACATTTGTGGTTGAATTTGTCCTTTCTGTAACATTTGCCACAAGATAAGTTGATTAGTCGCTTGCACTGGATCTGGATAATCTAATTTCTTAAACAGTGTCAATGGGTCAATAGCGTTCTGGCTCCATAAATCAACAGCTTCATTCCTTTGTGTCAATGGGTCTTTTGGAACAAGAGAACCTTCCTTGACAGTCACAGATAATGATTTCAATAATGGGAAGTCTTGATTCTTTAATGTTATAAGTTCTGTGCCGGATACTGTCCCTGCTGTTGTTATAAAATGCTCTTCATCATAGTAGACGAACATAAACTGAACCCATAGATTATAAATACTATCAGCAAGTTGTTCGATTTGTTCTGTTACTCCGCCACCAATACGAGAACTGTCCATTTGATTTATCAACACTTTACCTCTTACTGTATCAGTACTCTTTAATCCTTGAGGAGTTGAACCTGAAGTACCAAAGAGATTTTTCAATTCTGAACGAGTATCTTGTAATGAACTAAAGACATCACCAGGAATAGCATTTGCTGGAAAACGGTTGACAGCTTCTCTAACATCTCCGTTAGGTACACGAATAGCAACACCTCTGCGTAATGCAGACGCTGCTTGACTTGCCTGGTCTTCTGTAAATGCCTTACCTGAAACAATAAGACCATTGTTCATTCCTTCAACATTTTTATCTATTTGTCTCTCACGACGATTGATTTGGTCTTGTACTGGTATATTTTGAAGTATAAGAGAAGTTTCGTCATGTGGCTGTATTCCTGTATTAAACACAGTTAAGAAACGATAAGGAGCTGTTGGCTCTTTAAGATGATTAGTTCCTTGTATTTCTGAATTAACAACTTCGCCAGTTATAGGGTCTTTGTCCTGAACTACTCCATCATAATTCCAGGTTGGATTTTTAAACTTACCCAATACTTCATCATCAAGAGTAAAGAACAAATCGGTATTATGATACCACCATTCAAAGTATTCTAATTTAGTACCTTTCTTACCACCAGCTTTACGCATAATAAATTCCTTTTGAGTTGGAAACATTTTTGAAAGATTGTCAGCACTAGCCTTTTTCTTTTCACCTAGATATTCACCCACAAAGATACCACCTTCATCGATATATCCGTCCTTATCAAATATCATTCTCTTAGGATTAATAACTTCTGTCTTGATACACTTTGTTTTAAAATCCCAAGTAACCTTAGCTACTCCAATACGGTAAATAACCCAATGACGGGTAATTTTAGAAAGCTTTCGTCTTAATTTGTTTTGGTCTGATAGGTCTACTAAAGCACACTTAATGTCATTAGCAATTCTTTGTCCTATATCGCTAGGGTCTGCTGTAACTAGCGGATCAGGATTTGCTCTTGTCGCAATAGGTAGAAACGTTTCAACTGCTTCAAAGATAAGGTTATCTATCATATCAGATTCACCTAAAGCATCATTCTTGTGTTTACCTATCCAATATTCAAAACAAAGCTGTTGAGACTTTTCAATAGGAGAATAATAAACTGCATAAGTTTTTTTCCATTCAGAAACTAAACCTATAATTTCCGTATCATCCATTTTAGAAGTGTAAACATCTTCTGGCTGTGGATTGGTGTTTTCACTAACACCAGTTGATTTATTAATATCAGAAAATATATCTAAAGCTCCTTGTATGGCTCCAAATACTCCTCTGGATTGTTCGGGATTTGTAGATAATGACATTAACTCATTATAATTTCAAATGACATTTTTAAAAGGGGGATAATTAAAAAAGGAAAGATGTATTGTTTGGTTTTACATCTAAACCAACAGAAGCATAAGACCTTCTATCTGGTTCGTGGAAAGAGCTTTGCATATCCATTATCTTCTCTAAACCGATTCTTAAATATACTTGAGCAAAAGGATAATCGCACCTACCTGTGCTAGGTTTGTTCCATCTGAATATCGGAGTACCTAAAGTGCTTTCTTCTTCTGTACGATACATTCCTGCCCATTCAAGCCAGAATTCCCACCAATCAGCTTCAGTCCCATAAATAGGAAAACGTTTACTCATCATCTCGTCAATTACTAACTGCAATAATTTATTTCTATCAGCCGTTACAGTTCCCTCATCTTCATTCCAAGTTATAATTTTGTCATTCTTTTGGTCTGAACGGAAGAAACATAAAAAGACACGATTAGGGAACATCTCTCGCAACTCTCGCGGTCCTATAATATCTCCTCCCTGGTCTATCACCATCAAAGCTGTTGGGTTCTCTCTCATTAACTTTTTTAGTGGCTCGTAACTTTCAACCTTATCATAATAAAACATTCCGTACTTATTACCCAATACGAAGTTAATACCTTTGCCAGTATCAACACCAATTACCATAGGACAATCTCTAGGATTAACCCCATCTACCAAATTCTGTAGAAACATTGGTTTAGTTAACTTGTTACCTCTGCCAACATAAGGTAAACCTAAAACATAATTTGCAAACTGTTCTTCGCTATATTCTTTTTTCTTATCTAAAATATACTGTGCTGAATAACGAGGAACAATCAACAAAGGTATCCAATAGCCTGATATCTTTCTATCTTTATACTTAGCAATCCATCTCCCTTTATGTCTATCTAACTCTTGCTTGCATTTCAAACAACCAAAGTAAGCTTTACCTGTAGTGTCATACATAATGTTGTCCATTGTCAAATACCATTCGTGTTCACAATCTGGATTAGAACATTTTATAAACCAATGCTTTTGGTCGCTCATCTCCCAGTGCTTATCTACTCCAACACCTGAAGCACTAGGGTTAGACAAATACCATTCCCAGCCATAATTACTGTGCTGCAAACGTGTTTTGTATTGAGTTACGATATCCTGCTTACTTCTATCTGTTTCATCAGAGATATACAAGTCTGCTGGGATAGCCAACGCTGCTGTTTCTGTCCAAGTACCACGATAATAGATAACAGCTTTGCCTACTCTCTTTTGTTCGATACTATCTTTGTCATTTGTCCATTCTTGGAAAATAGGATTATTAGCAATCAAACGATTTGTTTTTGCAGACACTATTTGTTTAACATCAGCAGAAGATGGCATAGAATAAATAATATCCATATTATGTGTTTTAGCCAACCATAATGCTTTAATATTTACCAATGTTGAAAGACCAATCTGAGCAGCTTTCAATACTGCTTGATGTGGAGTTAAGTCAGAATATATATCCCATAAATACGCGTGGTCTTTAAAGTCCAGTACTTCCCCTTGATCATTTGTTATTTGATACGCTTCATTAAAGATATGGATATTGCGTTCGGATAATTGTGTAATGAGAGGAGAAGGCATATTTATTTATTAATAATTTCTTCTATATCTTCTAAAGTTAAATTTAAAAAAGCTTTGTCTTTATCTTCTAATGATTCGTAATATTCTTCAAGTTTTTCTATTTCTTCACTCATAATTTCTTTTCCTTTAATTTATTAGTCATCAATTCTGCCAACATATCAAGGTCTGTATCAGTAGTTATTTTGTCACCATCTGTTGTAATATCTTTTTTCTCGGGAGCATAAGAACCTTTTATTTTATATCCCATATCCAATCCTGCTTTAACTGCCTGAACATCTATATTCCCTTGTTCATCTAGTTTATTTAATAAAGCTAAATGTTTCTCTGCTAAAAGTGTATCTGGTATTGCTTCTGCAATCGCATTGTATATCCTAGGTTTGGCTAGGTTTTCCACAGCGATAACGCTAGCTATCTTTTCTGGATTTTTTCCTCTGATATCATAATTTTTTAAAGCAGATTGAGTACCATTACCAGTTTCTATGTAATCTTTTATAAATCCTTTTTCTTTTCTTGTAAGATTATTATTTAACATTATTTTTCTAATAGAGACAATATCTTCTCTATTTTCTGTTCATTTTTTAATAATTTTTCGAATTGTTCCTCTGCAACAATTTCATGATGTTTCGTTTGCAAATTACCTCCCATAATTATGAGTGGCAATAATATCAACTGTAAGTATCCCGATGAAATATAAAATATAACAGTTTGAGTTTCTGGTCTAAAAATAGGAATGGTTACTAATACAAAACAAAATACAGTAAATTCAATAGTCCCTATGTATGTATTTATCCATAGAGCTAACTTCTCAAATTTAGTTAAATTTTCTTTATATTTTTTAGTAACATTCATATATTTTAATGACTTAAATACTCTGGATGATATTTATAAAAAAGATTGTCTTTACCCTGTAAAATATCTTTTTTAAATATCTTAGCGTACAAACGCTTTTCTGGAACATTTTTAATCGGTTCTTTTCTGATAATAAATACATGTTTACATTGATCACAAATTACTCTTTGAGCGTCAGTGTCATCAATAGTTTGCAGATTATGACAATGTGAAATATTATTACAAATCATATTTTAACCTACTAACGCAAGGATAGCATTAGTTTCAATATTAATAAAATAATAAGTTTCTCCTTCGTGGCTTATAATATCTGTTGCCCAAGCTTTAAAGAATACCTTATCACCTTTCTTAAATCCTTTAACATTTTCTCCAAAGTTTACAACCTCACCAAACTCAACTGCTGATTTTTTACTTGAAGTATCAAGAACACCAGCTTTTGCTTCTTGTATCTTAAGCTGAACAATATTATTCAATGGTTTTATTTTAATCATAAAATTCAATAGTTATACTTTTAATATCTGCACCAGGATTCCAAGCTCCTTTTTTTAAATGCGTTACCATCAAAGCTCCTTGTGTAAAATCTGGAAATACAATAGGAAATGCAACAGTATTAACTCCACTTTTTTTATCTTCAAATACTGAAACTTTTTCTGGTACTTTAATTTCTTGTTTACTCATTTTCTTTTACATAATCAGTGATAAATGATTCCGTTGTAATAAACGTAGAAGCTGAAGATACAGAATTTTCCAAAGCACAACGCTCAACCTTGCTTGGATCAATAATACCTGCTTTTATCATATCAACATATTTATCATTTTTAGCATCATATCCCATATCTTTAGGTAAGTTTCTAATTATCTCTGCATAATCCTTTCCAGCATTTTCAATTATTTTCCTTAATGGAGATGTTAAAGCTTTCTTTAATATTTCTTCACCAACTGTTTTAGGTTTCATCTCTGATGCAATCTTCCACAATGTCATTCCGCCACCTTCAACAATTCCTTCTTCTAACGCTGACTGAACAGCTTTAACAGCATCAACAGCTTTATCCTTTAAATATTCTCTTTCAAAATCAGTGGAAGCACCAATCTTTAACTGTGCTATGCCTCCCTTTAATTTAGCGACTCTCTGATGCATATTACGAGCTGTGTACATATTAGGTTCACCATTTGCTCTCGCTTCCAAATCTTTAGCATATACCTTTGAAGCTACTCCATCACCGATAAATAAAGTTTTATTAGCGTCACTAATAACCTTTTTAGCATAACCTAAATGCACCTTATCAAAATTATGGAAACTAACACCTGTGCTATTAGAAATGATAGTTGATCCGACTGTTCCTGCAATATCTTCAAGCAATAAACTTGAAGCTTTAATAATAATGGTTTTAAATGTTCCCATTTTATTATTAGCAACAAACATACCAAGCAAACCATCGTCTATATCATCACATACTATTACGCATGAACCGATATTTTCTTTCTTAAACATTTCAAAAATTGGAGAAATATCAGATATATTACTTATTTTCTTTTCAGAACATAAAACTGGTATATCACTATAAACTGCTTTTGATTGACGTTTATCAGTTATAAAATCTGATGACATAAATCCTACATTAGCCTCATAGCCTTCAACAATTTCATATTCAGTAAAAAATGTGCGAGAATCTTCCACATTAATAACAGCCTTATCTCCTAATTTATCAATAATCTGAGAAATTAACTTTGCCAATTCCTTATTTTCAGCAGAAATAAAAGCTACTTTTTCAATATCATTTTTATCAATCTTAACAGACTTTTTAGCAAGTATCTTTAATATTTTGTTACCTGCTTCCTTCAAAGAACTTTTTATTGCCATTGCATTCTCTGGTCTCTTTAAAGATTCATTAACGATAGACTGGAATAACACAGAAGTTGTAGTAGTACCATCTCCTGCATCATCATTAGTTTGAGCTGAAACATTTCTAACAGTATAACTTCCTGCATTTTCTAACTTATCTTCTAAAACAATTTCGTTAGCGATAGTAGCACCATCATTTGTTATTTTAGGGATACCACCATCAATAAATATATTTTTACCGCAAGGTCCGAGTGTTGATCCGACAGTGTCAGCACACTTATTTAAACCAATTAAAACTTTTGACATTGCTTCTTTACCAGAATGAACTTGTTTACTCATAGAATTTCACTTATATTATTAGACTTATTAAATTTTTCTTTAAAAGATACACTTTCAAAGAATTGAGCATGACCTTTATTTTCGCTATTATGTTTTATCTCTTCAACTTCATTAAGAGTTTTTACTTTGATTTCTCTAATCAATAAACCAAGTATTACTCCTAAGATAAAATAAATAAATGACATAATGATTATTAAATAACTTCCCCGGTTAATTCTAGATCAACTTCTTGTGTTGGTTCTGGTGTTATAGTTTTCTTATAAAAATTTACTAAAGCTGCATTAATCATATTCAAGTTATTTTCAGCTAAGTTTTTTTTAACTTGCTCATCATAACCTAAAGCTTTAAGTTCAATGTCTGTTTTTTGGCTTAAATCAATTTGTTGATTTGACATGTTTTATATTTAGTTACTTTATTAATATTATTATTATACAACCATATTAATAATTACGCAACTGTGGATAAAAAAATACACCTTTCGGTGTATTCTTTTTTTATTAAAATGGTTCAACGTCGTCACTCTCCTTTGTCCCTTTATATTCTTCCTCTTGTCCTAGTTTAGGTAGAATATCTCTGTTAATCATTTCAGTTAAGAATATTAAACGATCGCTATCATCCCAAGTATCCTGACCCTTAACCTTAATCTTTAACATATCTGGTAATCCATTAGGATTATCCTTTGTGTAAGCGTGCTTAATACTTTTACCGTCTTGATTCACAAATAGTGAACTTTGATTTTTTCCTTCCACCAACTTCATTGATGGTGATAAAGTAAATTCCTTACTTACATCAATGTTGGGTAACATCTTTAACAATGCTGTTGCAAAACTATTTGAATAAGATAACTGCAATGTATACTTTTGACCATCCGCTTCGAAAACAAATTCCCAGTTTTTACCATAGTCTGGACTATCCTTAACTTTTATATTTTTTAACACTCCTGTAAATGAATCGTAAAACAACTCATTAACTTCTTTCCCAATTTTATTAACACGAGAGAATGAACCTTCCGTTCCCTCTGGAACTCTGATGCAAAACTTCCCCTGATAAATTGTAATAAACTTTCCTCCCTCACGATTGTTTAAACCTGACATAAATTTTAGTGGACTACCACCATCGTTTGATAATAATAATTTAGACCTAAAATAATTATATCACTTGTAAGAAAAAACACAATAAAAGAGATAAGTGCAACACTCCACACCTAAACACGACCCCCTATATATGCTATATAAATAATATATTTATTTTATATTTATTTTATTATTATTATTAAAAAGGTATAGTAAGGTATAGTAGTATAATAATATATATATAATATAAGGAGTTTTCCTGCTATGCAACACCTATGCAATACCCTATGCAACACCCCCCTATTTTTTACTTTCTTTTACTTGTCAAAAAAGTCGTGTCATAATGACTTATGCACAGTTACCTTCCCTGCCACACCTGGTGTATAATAAACGAATATTAAGTAAATATTATCAAAAATAAAATGAATAAATTATTTGAGAAATTTGGGGAACAAAAAAGATGGATATCTTGGCAACCGAAAGAAATCATCGAAAGAAATGGTGATAAAAAAATGTCAAAAATACCTCTCGGAAAATCGAACGATCCAAGTACCTGGCATACACTTTCTGAGATAAAAGATCAGAGCAGAGTTGGCATAATGTTTGGGTTAGATAAGAAATTTCTAGGGATAGATATTGACCATTGTGTTAATCCTCAGACGAACAGAATAGAACATTCAGAAAGAGATAATATTATAGAACTAATAAAGAAAGCGGATACATATATGGAACTGTCACCGTCTGGAACGGGAGTACATTTGTATTTTGAATTGACTGAACCATTAGAACTTGAAGCGAATAAAAAAGCACCGTATGAGTGTTATTCATCTTTACGTTTCTTCACTGTGACAGGTAACAGTTACGGGAAAGAAAAGAACGTCAGAACAATAACAGCGAAAGAAGCGTTAGACATCTTATCTGTGGTAGGTTATCCTTGGGGAAAAGAGAAAAAGAGTATGGCGGTAACAATAAATACGCCGATACATATAAACATCAATGATACGGATATTATTAAAAAGATGTTCAATGCTAAAAATGGGAAGAAAATACAGTCACTATATAATGGTGATACAAAAGCTTACGGAGACGATATGTCGACAGCGGATATGGCGTTAGTGTCAATGTTAGCGTTCTGGACACGAAAGGATGCGGAGCAGATGGAGAGGATATGGATAAACTCACCTTTAGGAGCGAGGGCAAAAACTCAAGAACGGGAGGACTATCGTACAAGGACTATAACTTTTGCGATAGAAAACTGCGATACTGTGTACGAACCACCTATGCCAAAGAGCAAAGTGCAGGTGGCTATAAATGAAGATGAATATATTGATATTGATTTTGATTTTCTATTTACACTTAAAGGGAAAGAGAAGACTAAAGTCGTAACATTGTGTACAGAGAATATATGCAGGGTATTAAGAAAGCATCCGGAGTTTAAGGGTAAATACAGACTTGATGACTTTAAAGGGAAGTATGAATTATACGACGGGAAGAAATGGATAGATTTTGAGGACGTTGATATCTTAAAATTGCAGTCTAGGATAGCTGAGATATTTACCGAATTTCAGACAGTAAAAAAAGAAATGATATACGACGCTGTACTAACCGTAGGAAAAGAGAACGAGATAGATAGTGCAAAAGATTACTTAAGAAGTGTTGTATGGGATAAGATACCCCGTTTAGATCAATGGCTATGTAATACCTATGGCGTAGAAGATAACCTATATCATAGAGCAGTAGGGAGTAACTGGATGAAAGGTTTAGTTAAGAGAATAATGCAACCAGGATGCAAGTTTGACTATGTGTTAGTTTTGGAAGGTGAACAGGGGACAAAAAAATCATCATCACTAGCGACACTAGGTAGAGATTGGCACGTTGAGACGACGATGTCACCAGATACTAAGGATTTCTTTATGCAATTCTCAAGCAAAGCCATTGTGGAGTTTTCAGAAGGAGAGACGCTATCTCGTACAGATGTTAAGAAACTAAAAGCTATTATAACTACACAACAAGACAAGTACCGTATGCCTTATGGTAAGATATCGCTTGACCATCCCCGCCGTTGCGTTTTCGCTATGACTACCAATACGGACGAATACTTAAAAGACGAGACGGGAAATCGCCGTTGGTTACCCGTAAAGACCCTTCTTCCTCGTGCTAACCTAGAATGGCTTGAAGCAAACAGGGACCAATTATTTGCAGAAGCTTATCAGAGAGTAATAGTCAGTAAAGAGACAACGTGGGAATTCCCAGATGTGGAGACTAGAGAAGAACAAAGCAAAAGACGAATATCAGATGCTAACGAAGACCTTATTGTTGATTGGTATTTAAAGAAAAGCAGTTACGAGAAAAACGAAGGTATAACTGTTACAGATATATACTTTGCATTATTTACAGGTGGGTTTGGTTCTATATCGAAACCTATATCAAAGTACGACGAAATGAACATCGCTAATGTGCTTAAGAACATATTGAAGTTAGAAAAAAAACAGACATCAGTAGATGGTATTCGTAAGATTCGTTGGTACCCAGTTGGAATGATAGAGAGTGAATTTAAAGTCGAAGATAAGCAATTAGTAATGGAAGACTTTTAATTATGAAAAAACAAATTATTGAAATATCAAACAAGTTAGGATTTGATAAAACAGAATCTAAAAACCCCTATATGATATCTTTTGTCAATAAAGAAAAAGATATACATATAAATGTATACTTCACTACTATGACAATATTGGTTTTGTTTTATAAAACTAGAGAAAATAAAATGTATCAGAATGTTAGTTTAGAAGAATACGAAAAAATATTATATGATTCAACTTTATAAACATCAAGAAAGTTTTATTAAAAAAAACCCATCACGAGCAATCTTATGTTGGGAAGCTGGCACTGGAAAAACTTTAGCGGCGATAGAGTGGATTAAATTAAGACCTAATAAGTCAGTTCTTATTGTTGTCCCTAAAAGTATAAAAAAGAAATGGCAAGATGATTTAGTAAAATGGGAATGTAAAAATGAGTGTACAGTCATTACTAAAGAGGAGTTTAAGAGTTCGGATGTAGCCAGAGATCTTCTTGTAGTAGACGAAGTACACAACTTTGCATCTCCTCTATTTGTGGCTAAACTTCGATCTCAATTATCAGAAGCACTGTACAAATATATAGACAAGTATAATCCAGATAGATTATTACTTACAGCGACACCAGTAAGAAGTAATCCCGCTAACTTACATACTATATTAACTTTTGCAGGGATAGAGATAAAATGGAGCAAGTGGCAAGACTATTTCTATAACTTAGTTCGTAGACCATACAACCCTAGACCATTTTATGAACCGATAAAAGGCTGGCAAAAGAAGATGCCACCTATTATAAATAAACATTGTCACATAGCGAGAATGGTTGATTGCATAGATGTTCCTGTACACGAGTATCAATATATAGAGATACCACTGACTAAAAAGACACAACAGGCTATAAAGGACTTAAAAGGACAAGAATGGGAAGCAACTAAATTGTGGTACGCAGAGAATAGACTAGAGAATGGGGAAGAAAAATTAGAATGGATAAAGGAGTACAGTGTAGGACATCCTAAGATAGTTATAGTCTGTAAGTACAGAGAACAGATTGACTACTACGCAGAAGTTCTTAAGGATAGAGAAGTATTTAAACTTACTGGTAGTACAAAAGATCAAGGACAAATTATACAAGACGCACAAGACAGTCCAGAATGTTATCTAATAGTACAATCACAAGTAAGTGCTGGTTATGACCTTGATAGTTTCTCTATTATGATATTTGCTAGTATGGATTGGAGTTATGTGAACAAGGTGCAGATGGAGGCTCGTATAAATAGAATCCACAACCTACATAGAAATCAATATGTATATTTAATAGGAGGGTCGAAAGACAAAGCTGTTATAGATAGATTAAAAATGGGAGAAGACTTTGATATTAGTTTGGTGCGATAATTATCCTAAATCCTTTGCAATAGATTGTCTTATGTTATATAATGTATATTATGCCAGCAGGAAGATTATTTGGTCACTCTGTTTCAGAAGAAACTCGTAAAAAATTACGAGAATTTAATCTTGGTAAAAAAAGATCAGAAGAATCTATTGAAAAATGTCGAAAAGCTAATTTTGGTAAAAAAAGATCAGAAGAATCTAAACATAGAATGTCTTTGGTCCAAAAAGGACAAAGACTAGGAAGAGTTCCATGGAACAAAGGTAAAAAGGGGGTTCAAGTGTGTAGTGAAGAAACTCGTAATCTTTATAGAAGACAAAGAGGTGGGGATAAAAATTCTAATTGGCGTGGAGGGATAACATCTATAAATAAAAAAATTAGATATTCAATGGAATATAAACTTTGGAGAAAATCTGTTTTTGAAAGAGATAATTGGACATGTATATGGTGTGGACAGGTTGGAGGTAAATTACATGCAGATCACATAAAACCATTTTCATTATACGCAGAATTAAGGTTAGATATTAATAATGGAAGAACTTTATGCATTGTATGTCACTCAAAGACAGATACATACATGGGTAAAATATTTCTTTATAAAAAACAAAATGCAAAAATTACCAATAAAATATAATAGAAGAGAATCTAAAGTAGATGATAAAGTTTTAGAATGGTTTATTCTAAATTATAAAAAATCAGTAGCTGTGGAAGTTAAGATAAAAGGTAATAGTGTACTTACTCATCAGTACGCCGCACTTATGAAAGTAGTTGCAGGTATTTTTGGATTTAAAATACCAGATCTAGGTAGACGTAATCCCTTTGACTTCTTTGTACTCAAAGACGCAGACGCTTTCGTATGCGTAGTAGATGGTAACGATTGTACTTGTACAAGGTTAAATGATGGACATATTTTAAAGATAAAGTTATCCACAGTAAGATAACTTGCATTTGTCTGACGTCTGACATATAATATGTACAGGTTAGGACAACATACACGACGGAATGGTTACTACTGCTCCTATCGTGTATGCCGAAACCTATTATCAAAATAATTAATATCAAATATGAAAAACGATACATGTATGTGCGATTACTGCGAAGATAGAATGGTCGATATAAGTGAAGAAACTAACGAAGAATAACATATGACTAAAATACAATCACTCTACAAAGAGTATATGCAGTTAGTAGAACAAGAAAAAGAAATTACTCTACTAAAAAATAAAATGAGAGATACTATACTAAAAGATATGACAACTCGTGAAGTAGTATCAGAAGATCACGACGAAGGTAAATTCACTGTCAGTTATTTAAAAAAATGGAAGTACAGTGATAAAGTAGTAGCTATGGAAGACAAACTTAAGGCAGCAAAAGCAAAAGAGCAGTCTACAGAAACAGCTACATATACAGAAGAACCATCACTAAGATTTACATTAAAAGAATTATTTTAGAACAAAACATTTATGAAAACAAAAACAACTATCAAAAAAGAAAAAGTAATTAAAGAAGATAAGAAGCCCGTTCAGTTAACCTCTTTCACTGTGAAAGCAACTATTGCAACAGGAGCATACTCAAACATCTGTCCAGAGATAACAGTCTACAGTGAGACTATTGAAGAAGCTAGAAGTTACTGTATGCCTATTATAGAAGATATGTTCAAGCAATACACAGGGTATCTTGAAAATAAAGTAGAGATAAAACCATCAGTGAAAATAACACAGACTATTACTCCTATTAATGTGGTAACCAATAAAAAAGAACCAGAAATGAATATTACAATAAAAGAAGAAACTGAAGCCTTTAAAGCAGCAGAAAAAACTATCGCAAGCTGCTATTCTCTTGAAGCATTAAAACTGATAGAAGATCGTATAGCTAAATCTACTAAGCTTACAGAAAAAGAGAAGTTAGCTCTAAACTTCAACCTAATCGCAAAATCAACTGAAATTAGTTGTAACAATAAGTAATATGCTTCTCCCTCGTGGCTACATCTCTTATAGTGCTATGCAATGCTTTAAATCAAGCAAGGAACGTTTTAAGCGGGAGTACTTTGAGAAGGCAGATAAACTAACAACGAAGTATTTAGTCTTCGGTAAAGGGATAGCTAAAATGATAGAAGAAGACCGCTATAAGCAGTTATTGCCCTCTCTAGTCGTCTACGAGCTGCACGAATACGAAATACGTACCGAGATAGCAGGTGTCCCCGTATTATGTTACCTTGATTCTTGTAAAGCCGATTTTACCTCTTTTCGTGATGATAAAACAGGCAAGACAGCGTGGACGCAAGCGAAACTACAAAAAAGTGATCAGTTCCTTATGTACGCTTGTGCAATCCGAGCAAAGCATGGAATAATGCCAAAGGATTGTTATGTGGATTGGATTGAAACCGTAGACGATAAGCAGGAGAAGAAAGCTCTACACAACAGTGATACCATAAAGGTAACTGGTAGAGTGGAATCATTTAAAAGAACATTTGATAAAAGGGAATTAGATCGTTTTGAAAAAGAAATAGTAAAAGTCGCAAATGAAATAAGTGAATATTATAAACAATGGCTAGAAGAACAAATATGAAAAAAGAAACAAGAAGTATAAGAATTACTGTAAGATTTACAGAAGAAGAAATTAAAAAAATTAATAAAGAAAGTAAAGGACATAATAAAAGTGATTATATCCGCAATAAAGTTATCCACAGTTAGTAAACTTGTATAATGTCCGACACTTTTATATAATATAAGTATGAATAAATATATATTAGTTATCGGGTTCTCATTAATATTAATAATAGGTTTGTATTGCGGTTATAAAGCAGATTTTGTATTACCATTAATGTAAAAACTATGAAAAAAACAATCAAAGGTTACAAGGCATATAAAAATAGGAGCAAAAATAGATTTATCTACATTTATTAAATTATCAGTTGATTTTCTTTTTGAAAATATTGGACATAAAACTATATTAGATAAAAATAAACAAATATTAAACAAGAAAACAAGTGGAAATTCCAGCCAGCTCAAAATAAATGGTAAATATTCAATAGGTGCTAACATAGGAGTAAATGGAATGATAAAAGGTATAAAAGGTTCTTGGATTACTCTTGCTGAATATAAAGATAATAAACCAATATGCGTAAAATCTATACAAATAGATGGTGAAGTAATTAAAGAAAATACTTGGTATAAACTTATTAATAGTGAATTTATAGAACAAAAATAATATGGATAAAAAAATAACATTTGAATATGAGCATTTACCAACTCAAGAAGATGTGAGAAATCATATAGTAAGATGTGAAGGTCGACATACTCAACAAGCAATTTATTCAACATTCCATAATGCTTTAACTCAGATCTGTTTCAATTGTAAAAAGATTAGAACAAATATAGAACTATGAACCCAATCTATAAAAAACTAAAACCAAAGAGAAAGTATACTAAGAAAGCAAAGTGTGAGAATAAGCTAGGGTTATGTGATGCATATAGATGTCGTTGTGATATGTCCTACAAGCCAGCAAAAAATGTAATTACTGAACCAGAACATACAGCAAAAATTATATCTCGCAAATGGGATCTTAATAGAATGAAAGCTGATATTGATAATCAGGAATTAATAGAAGAAGTAGAATTAGTTGAAAAAGTTATCAAACCTACTATCGGTGAGTATCGTAAAAGAAAAGAACAATACCAGCGTATAAAGTTTCGTGCTTTTGTAATAATGTGGATATATATTATCATAGTCGTGGGGTATTGTTTAATACAAATGTTTAATTAGAATATATGACAAACGAAACATTAAAAGAAGAATATTTAAAATGGGCAAATAAGAATATGTCTTTAGCTATTATAAGTAGTGAAGTTGCCAACTGGTGGATATCAAGACTTGCCGAACGTGACGCTCTACTATTGAAGAAATTAGAGGAGATGAAACAAAATCCAAATAAAGAAGATGGGTGGGGACAATTTGAGTTGGGTGTTTTACAGACATATGATAAAGCCCTAGAAGACATTAAATTACTAATAAATAATATATGAAACAATTTGAATACCTAGAATATAGGAACATATCAACAAAAAAACTTATTGAGATTGCTAATGAAAAAGGGCAAGAGGGTTGGGAATTAGTTTATGTTAGAGGTGGCAACAACTATTTATTTAAAAGAGAATTACTAATAACTAATAAACAAAATGAAATACACACTAAAAAATAAAGAAATAGAATTATCAGAAGAAGAAGTTGCAGAGATTGTAAAACAAAATAGTAAACCAGTAGAAGAAAAGAAAGTAGGTATTGCTATTAAAAATAGATTTACAGGAAGTATTATCTTTCAATCTACAAAGACTACTTATAAAGATGCAGTATTGGAAGCTATTGATGAAGCAAGGAAAAATGAAACTCGTGCTAACCTCACTCGTGCTAACCTCACTGGTGCTGACCTCACTGATGCTGACCTCACTCGTGCTAACCTCACTGGTGCTAACCTCACTGGTGCTGACCTCACTGGTGCTGACCTCACTCGTGCTAACCTCACTGGTGCTAACCTCACTCGTGCTAACCTCACTCGTGCTAACCTCACTGGTGCTGACCTCACTCGTGCTAACCTCACTCGTGCTGACCTCACTGCTTGTAAATTCTATATGGGTTCAAATAATAAAAACTTTGAAGCACTATGTAAAGCAATTAAGACAATCAAGTGGAATAGTAATACAGGAAGTGATTTTATTAA